GATGGCAAGAACAGAAATGACTTGCTAAAAGTGATACATTATGGTATAATGTCACTACACAATCACGATAATTATGGAGACAAGTGAAATGAAACTTAGTAATGATACACGAGAAGTACTAAAGAACTTCTCAACAATTAATCAGAATCTTCTGGTTAAAAACGGAAACGTAATTAATACAATGTCAGCAATGAAAAACATTGTATCAAGAGCAACTATCCCAGACACCTTTAATCAGGAGTTTGCAATTTATGACTTGAATGAGTTCTTGTCTGCGTTGTCTCTTTTCAAAGACCCATCTATGGCGTTCGATGAGAAAAGTGTAAAACTCAGTGAAGAAGGTGGTGGTTCAAAACTAACGTATATGTTTAGTGACCCATCTATCGTGACTGCACCAAAGACAGAAATCACTATGCCTTCTGTTGATGTTGAGTTCACATTTACTCAAGATACTTTCAATCAAATTCAGAAAGCATCTGCTGTACTTGGTGTTCCAGATGTAGTTCTTAAAGGAACTGCTGGTGGTGATATTACACTTACCACAACTGACCGTAAGAATGAAACCTCTAATGACTTCAGTATTGTTGTTGGTGAGAACTCGCCTTCAGACTTTACTTACTTCTTTAAGGTTGAAAATCTTAAACTTCTTTCTGGTGATTATAAAGTAGAAGTATCTCAAAAGGGTATCTCTCGCTTTACTAATATGACAAAGGACGTAGAATACTTTATTGCTCTAGAAGCATCCTAAACCAGAAGGAATATATTATGAATGATGTGATGTTGTGGGTGGAGAAATACCGTCCCAAAACTATCAGTGAGTGTGTTCTCACTGATGACCTAAAGAAAACCTTCCAGACATTTGTAGATGAAGGACATATTCCAAATCTACTTTTATCTGGTGGGCCAGGCGTTGGTAAGACAACTGTTGCAAAAGCAATGTTGAATGAACTCGGCGCCACCTATATGATGATTAACGGTTCAGAGGAATCTGGTATTGACGTTCTTAGAAACAAGATTAAGAACTTTGCAAGTACTGTCTCTATGGATGGTAACCGTAAGTTCGTAATCTTGGATGAGGCAGATTATCTTAATCCTCAATCTACACAACCAGCGTTGCGTGGATTTATTGAAGAGTTCCACAAGAACTGTGGTTTCATCCTAACCTGTAACTTCAAGAACCGTATCATCGACCCTTTGCATAGTAGGTGTTCTGTTGTAGAATTTCGTATTCCATCTTCAGAGAAACCTAAACTTGCTGGTGAATTCTTTGCTCGTGTACAAGACGTTCTTAAAACAGAACAAGTACAATTTGAACCAAAGGCAGTCGCTGGTGTTGTTGAAAAACACTTCCCTGATTGGAGAAGAGTTCTAAACGAACTGCAAAGATATTCGGCATCTGGTATGATTGACAGTGGAATTCTTGTCAATATCTCAGAAACGAATATGAAGGACTTGACTAAATTCCTCAAAGAGAAAGACTTCAAGTCCATTCGTAAATGGGTTGCAAACAACCTAGATAATGACCCCTCTCGTGTGTATCGTAAAGTTTACGATTCTCTGTATGATGAAGTGCAACCACAAAATGTACCTCATCTTGTTCTTGCAACAGCAGACTATTCATACAAATCTGCCTTTGTCGCTGACCAAGAAATCAATATGCTTGCTTTCATGGTTGAAGTTATGACACAGGTGAATTGGAAATGAGTGGGTACGAACTAAAACATTATCTGAAATCTCTCAATGAAACAAAGGAAAATCTGATGGAATCAGATGACCCTATGTGGGAGAAGAAGTACTCACCGTTCATCATTAACAAGTGTCTGGCACCGTTCAACGATACCATCATGCTTGTTAATGAGATGAACATGAGACACCACCTACCATCAAAACTCCAATATGATTTTTTACTAAATACTATTAGGTCTAAGAAACGGTATGCACCTTGGGTAAAGGGTGACAAGTTGAAAGATTTAGAGTATGTAAAAGAGTATTTTGGATATAGTAATGAAAAAGCAAAAGCCGCTCTCAAACTACTTGATAATGAACAAATTAATACTATCAAAGATAGTTTGAATAAAGGTGGAAGAAAATGACAGAAATTGATTGGCATCCAGAAGCGATGCTGGAAGTAAAACTAAAAGAACCAGATGACTTCTTAAAGGTTCGTGAGACACTATCAAGAATTGGTGTCGCCTCTCGTAAAGAGAGAAAACTATATCAGTCCTGTCACATTCTACATAAACAGGGTAAGTACTACATTGTGCATTTCAAGGAACTCTTTGCTCTTGACGGTAAGGACACTAACCTAAATGAAAACGATGTATCAAGACGTAACTCAATTGCTGGACTACTTGGTGATTGGGGATTGATTGAAATCGTAGGTGAAGCAGAACCGAAAGCACCACTATCACAAATCAAAGTGATTGCCTTCAAATAGAAGGATGAGTGGGAACTGGAAACAAAATATAATATCGGCAAGAAGAGAGATCAATAGTGGCACAGTCGTTCACAGATTTTATCGTAGAAGATAAAGAAACAGAAAACTATAAGGCGGTTATTCTTACAGTTGAAGTGGGCGACAAGTCTAAGACTGCAACTAAGTTTGAAAAACAGGCAAAGAAGATGGGTATGGAAGTTCTTTTATCGGACTTCAAAAGAACATCCCTGACCTTTGACGATGGACAGTATACTCTAAACAACAAAGACAAAAGTATGGATATCAGTTCCAAAGATACTGTTGTGTTTGTTAGAGGAACGCCAACCAGAGATAGTCATCTCGACTTGATTTCAGAACTAGAAAGAATTGGTATCACTTGTATCAACAGCAGAACTACTATCAGTATTTGTGCTGACAAGTATCGCAGTTATGTGAGACTAAAAGATTTCAGATTAGACCAACCCAAAAGTGTTCTTATTCCTACAGAAGATGATATTGATTCTGCATTAGAAGAACTTGATACCAAGTTTCCTATCATCCTCAAAACTCTTAGAGGTGCAGGCGGTGTTGGTGT